TGCTATTGGTGGATTGATTCCTGTAATCATTAAACTCGTAGCTGCGTTAAAAGAGATTGCAAAAAATAAAAACTGGTTAAAGATTGTGGGTGCAATTAAAGAAGCCATTATTAAAGCAGAAGCTACTGGAAAATCAGGCGCTGAAAAGAAACAAATCGTTATTGATGCTGTTATTGCTTTCTGTGGAACAATTGGTGTTGTAGTTGACAATGCTTTATTAAAGCAGATTTCAGATGCTATTGATGATTTAATCAAAGTATCAAATGATTTGAAAAAAACAGAAGCCGCAGTTAAATCTATTAAAGCCGGTAAATAAATATAATTAAATTTATTATTAGATAGTCTATAAGGCTATCTTTTTTTCTGCTAAATTAAATGATAAATACTAGTCTGCAAAGAATTTAAGGAGATATTTAAAATGACCGATAAAAAAGATGTTTTAGAATTAATAGAATATTCAACTCATGTTGAGGGTGATGATGGAGATTCAATACCAAGTTGGTGTTATGCATCAGAAATTTCAGAGAGTGTTGAAGATTATAGTGAAGAAGATGTTATTAAAGTTGCTAAAGAAGCAGGCTATAAAACATATAAAGTTTTCCCAGGCGAAGAATATAGTGGTGGTTTAATTATTTGTGCTACTGATTGTGAAATTGAAATAATTAAAGACATGATTATGAAATTTTATGGTGTAGAAGCAGAAATTGTTGAATACCCAGAAGAAGAAAAAGATGTATTAGAAACTGGTTACTTAAATGAAACAAAAGAATCAAAACTAAATGAGGTTTACCCACATAAAGATGAATCTAAAAAAGATTTTATTTCTAGATTTATGAAGACTACTAAATCAGAATACCCAGATATAAAACAAAGATATGCTGTAGCAATGAGTTATTGGGATAGGAAAGATGAAATTTTAGAAGAAGATTTAAATACTATTTCCGATACTCTTACAATTGAAGATAAATTAAATGAAAGTAAAAAAGATACAATAGAGTTAGTTTACCCTAATTTAGAAATAACTATTCAATATAAAGTTTCAAGTGAAGTTCTTTATCCAGTTGATAATGCTTCACCAGCAGAATATGATGAAGAAGAAACTAAAATTGAATATTCATATCAAGCAGATAAAGAAGATGTAGCTGAGGAGTTATATTATATAATTGCTGAAAAGCCAGAATTTAAAGATTATTCAGAAAAAGAATTAGATTCCTATATAAGAAAAAATTTAGATGACTTAGCGGACGAACATTATGATACTTTATTAGATAAATTTAAAGATAAAGCAAAACAAGAAGCAGAAGCAGAAGCAAGGGGCGAATTAAAAGAATCTAAAACTAGTTTAAGTAGAATTGATTTAGACTGGAGTGGTGAGATTGAAGAGGCTAAACATTTAGCTTCAAAGTTTAATTTGATAGTAAGTATATTAAGACATCATGGGCCTGCTGGTAATAATCCAGTACTTAGATTTAAAGGTTTAAAACAAGACATCATAGATTTTTTAAGAGATGTAAATTATGCTCACGATAGTGAAGAATTAGAATCGATTATAGCAGAAATCGTTAATGAAAACTTATTAAAAGAATATTTAGATAAATTTACCGTTGGCCAATTAAGAACAAGGTTAGAAGATGCTCTTGAAGAACTTGAAGACCATGATGATGATGAAAAAGTTAAATTTGCAACTAATACTTATTGGGTTGGACCACATTTTATTTCTATTCCAAATTTAGGTTTTATTGATTTAGAAGATATTTTTGGTGATGAGGAAGAGTTAGAAGAAGCAAGGGGCCCTGGTAGAGGTCAAAAATTAGATAGATATTTTAGATTAGTTAGTAATTTACAGAAAGATAAATTATCAAAAGAAGAAATTGCAAAACTAGAAAGAGTAAAGATAGAAGTTGAAAGATTTGAGCCTGCAAGCGACTATGAAAAAAAAGATAAAAAGAATCTTTTAGACCAAATTACAAGATTATTGAAAGAAAATAGTTTAGAAGAAAAAATTGAAAAACATGATAAATTAAATCCAGTTCTTTGGAATGAAGATAAAACATTAAAGCCAGAAGTAAAAGAAACATTAGAAAAAATAGTTCAAAAATTTATTGAATGCTTAAAAGAAGATGAAATTGATATTAAAGTAATAGATAAATTAATTATTGGTAGTAATGCTTCTTATAATTACACTCCTGATAGCGATGTTGATTTACATATTATAGCTGATAGTAATGCAGTTGATTGCCCATTAAATTTATTACCAATTGTTTATAATGCTTATAGAGCTTTATTTAATAGTAAATATGAGCCTAAAGTAGGTGAACACACAGTTGAAATATATGTAGAAATGGACAATACAAATACTATATCTAATGGTGTTTATTCATTAGATAAAGGATGGATTAAAGAGCCAGTTCAAGGAAATATACCTGAATTTGATGAATCAGAATTTGAAAAACAATTTGATGAATGGAAAGATAGATACTTTGATATTATTAAAGAAGAATCAAATGAGCCTTTAAAAGAAAAGTTTTCTACCGTACCAGAAGAAGATTTAAAGATTTTAGAAACAAAGTTTGATGAGGCAGGTTTTAACGTAGTAAGTAAAAAACCATATGATGAATTTAAAGGCTCATCATTAATTCATTATCAAATCTTATCTAAAGATGGAGAGCATGATGAAGATAGCTTTAATAAAAAAGCAGACCTTATGGATAAAATATTAGATGATTTTGAAGATATTACTGGCTCACCTTGCACTTTCAATATGGGATTACAAATAGATGGATTTATATCAGCTGGCATAGACTGTAGGCCTATTTATTATGAACCAGGTGAAGATATTGCTGTTTCAAAACCTATGAAATTAATATTTAAAGATGGTGTTCCAGCAGATGATGATACTAAATCAAACTTAAAATCATTAAGCGATAGAATAGGCTATGATGTAACAAATTTTATGCCTGTAGATGCAAAGAAAACCAACGAATCTCTAGATAGATTATCCCAAATAAATAAATTTATTGAAGATGTTTATGATATGAGAAAGAAATCCATAGCAGAAGAAGGTGAATATGGAATGGGCAATCTAATATTCAAAGAGTTAAGAAATTTAGGTTATTTATCAACATTAAAAGAATTAAAAGCAAATTTAGAATCAGCAGAAATGTCCTTAACAGAAGATGCTTCAGAACTATATGTTTATGAATACCCACAAGAAGTAGAAGAATATATGTCTGACTTTAAAAAATTGTGCAAAGCTAATAATGTTAAATTCTTAGGTAAGGGTAAAAATGTAATAGATGGAGATGAATCCATTATAGATTATTATGTTGAAGGTACAATGGAAAATCTAGAAAGATTAGCCGAAGATTTAGATTATCAAATGCACCCAGATTATTTATGCCCCTCAGAATCCTTTGATAGAGAAGATATATTAATTGAGTCGCTAGATTTAAGCGCGGATAATATGCATTTAAACGGCGATTCAAACGAAGTCTCATCTGAGGATGTAGACTACCATGAACCAAAAGAAGACGACGCTTTAAATGCTAAGAGAAATAATTTAGAAGAAAAGAAAAAGAAAACTAAAAGGGACCATTTCCATTATGGGCTGCCAATATTTATAACTAAGCCTAGTTTTTGGCCTCAAAAAGATGGTGCCTTAGAAGGTGCCCCCAGTGAATTAGGAGGAACAGATTCTAGTGGCGCAGGAAGTGGCGGAGAAGGCGGAGGTAGTGCCTCTGTTGTATAATTTAAGGAAAGAAATTGTATATACCGTTGTATCACAACGGGCACCATTAATAGGTAATATATTATATATTATATATTGTTATTATAATTTAGTTTAATTTTCAGGAGTCAATGATTTGGAAAATAAAAACATAGAAAATATTTTAAATAATAAAGAAGAAATTCTAAACAATTTAAGTCCAGAGGAAAAATCTCTGGCGCTTTCTATTCTAAAAGAAATGAATGAGAAGGGGTCTTCAGAATTATTAAATAAACTAACGTATGATGATTATAAAGAAATACCTGTTGATATTGAAACATTTATTGATAATAACAACTATTTAGGATATGCCTGGAAGGACCAAGAAGGAAAATCAAAGATGTTCCCATATTGGAGAAAAAGATTAAAAGAGTTATTTCCCGATAATATTCATACTAGTTTTAATAATGCTATCTTTACAGGTGCTAGAGGTTTAGGAAAATCTGAAATAGCAATTTTAATTGGCCTTTATTTAATGCATAGAATAATATGTCTTAAAAATCCTTTAGAGCATTTTCATTTAAAACCAACTGAACAAATAGCGTTTGCATTTATGAATATTAAATTAGCCTTAGCTGAAAATATTGGTATAAGCAAATTTCAAAACACAGTTAAATTATCGCCTTGGTTCTTAGAAAAAGGGACAATGGTGGGAAGAACCAATAAATTATGGGAACCACCAAAATATATAAATATAATAATAGGATCTCAAGCTAGTGATGTTATTGGCCAACCTATTTTCTATGCATTTTTTGATGAAATAGATTTTATTAAAAACCAAAGTATAGATATCCAAAAAGCTAAAGCTAAAGAAATGATGAATACAGCCATTGGCGGTATGAAAACTAGATTTTTATATAAAGGTAAAGCTGATACAATTTTAATATTAGCTTCTTCAAAAAGAAGTGATAAATCATTCTTAGAAGAGCATACTAAAAAACAATTAGAAATTGAAGGCGAAAATATATTTATAGTAGATGAAGCTGTTTGGAATGTTCAACCACCTGAAAAATTTTCAGGGGAAAGATTTAATGTAGCTGTAGGAGATAAATATAAAGTATCTAAAATTATCCAACCTAATGAGGATATAGATGAATATAGAGTAAAAGGGTATATGGTAATTTCAGTGCCTGTAGAATATAGAGTAGACTTTAAAAAAGATATAGAAGCATCTTTATGTGATTTCGCTGGTATATCTTCAAGTGCTTTATCTAAATTTATAAGTGGAGGAGCTGTAAAAGAAGTAATTAATTATAACTTAATAAATCCATTTTCTAAAGATATAATAGAAGTAGGTACCGCAGATGAGGATCAATATTATGATTTCATTGATTTAAATAAAATAACTCCGGAAGTAAAATCAAAACCATTATATATTCATATGGATATGTCTGTGTCAGGAGATATGACCGGTATTGCTGGAGTAATAATTAAAGGTAAGAAACCTTCTATAGATGCTTTAAACCAATCTAAAGATTTATTCTATTCTTTAGTTTTTAGTGTAAGTATTAAAGCACCTAGAGGCCATCAAATAAGCTTTGAAAAAAATAGAAACTTTATTTATTGGTTAAAGGATAAAGGATTTAATATTAAAGGAATTACTACTGACTCTTTCCAAGCTTATGATACAGGGCAAGCATTATTAGCTAAAGGTTATCCATATTCACAATTATCAGTTGATAGAGTAGACCCACAATCACATGTATGCGTTCCTTATCAATATTTTAAAAACACAATTTATGAAAAAAGAATAGAAATGTTTAATTCAGTTGCTCTAATAGAAGAAATAACTAATTTAGAGAGAAATATAGGGACTGGAAAGATAGACCACCCAACTGGATTCAGAAAAGACGTTAGTGATGCTGTTTGTGGTGCTGTATTTAATGCAAGTAAAAATGCAGAACAATATGCTTATGATTACGGAGAAAATTTAGAAATGTTTTCAGAAACTAATTCCCCAGATGCTGAAACTCAATTAGTAGTAGATTTTGAATCTGAATTATTAAAAATGAATAACCCATTTAAAGGGTTACCTCCACCTCAAAGTAGTAATGGTTTTAAGAAAAATCAATTAGAAGATGATGACGTACCTTATATAGATGGAGACATATTAATGTGGTAATTAAATTAAAGCTAAATTAAATGATAGCTAAGTGGAAGGATATTAAAGATGAGTGATAAGAAAGAAATTATAAAAATAAAAGCTGTTCCTAAACCAGCACCTGAAATAGGTATAGATACAGATAATGTATTATTAGATAATATAATTCAAGCAGGAGAATCAAATTCAATTGATTTAAGTGCTTTAGATTCTTTTACTAACGTAACTCAATCTAGAGAAAATATATATCAAATAATTGATACTATGTCTCAAGATTCAACTATGTCAGCCGTTTTAGAGACCTATGCTGAAGATACTGTAGAAACAAATGACCAAGGAAGAACAGTATGGTCAGAATCTGATGACCCAAAAGTAAGTAAATTAACTAATTACTTTTTAAATATGCTGAATGTTGATAAAAATATTTATGGTTGGGCACATTCGTTAATTAAATATGGTGATTTATATTTTAAACTATTTAGAAAATCCGATTATGAAGAAGATGATTTGTTTAAAGAAGTTAAAGAAAAAACTCCTCTAAATGAAAAATTTGATTCTTTAAATGATGATGTATTTGGGGAACAAACAAATTTATTATTAGAAGAAAATAATAAGTCATCTGCACCTATAAAAGAAGCAATTAATGTTAATCTTACTTCTAAAAATGATTCTTATGTTTATTATATAGAAGCAATTCCAAACCCTGGAGAAATGTTTGAATTAACTAGATTTGGAAAGACAATGGGCTATATTCAAGCCCCAACTTCAGTTCAAACTTATGATGATAATTCACTTAATAGTTATTTAAGATATAAAATTAAAAAAGAAGATATTGATATATACCCAGCAACAAGCTTTGTTCATGCATGCCTAGAAGACAATTCAAGTAGAACACCTGAAGAAGTTAGTATATTTACTGAAGACAATTCTAAAAAATCAAAGCCTGTAGTTTATAAAGTTAAAAGAGGTAAATCTTTATTTTTTAACTCCTTTAGAATATGGAGAGAACTTAGCTTGTTAGAAAATTCAATTTTATTAAACAGATTAACTAAATCAAGTGTTGTAAGATTACTCCAAGTTGAAGTTGGAGACATGCCAAAAGATAAAGTTAAACTTCATTTAGCTAATATTAAACGTTTATTTGAACAAAAATCATCTATTAATGCTGGAAAATCAATGAATGAATCAACCAACCCAGGCCCAGTTGAAAATAATGTTATTATTCCAATCCACGAAGGAAAAGGATTAATTACTACTAGTCAAATGGGGACTGATTTTGACCCAAAGAAATTAACAGACTTAGATTGGTTCCAAAATAAATTGTTTGGTTCATTAAAAATTCCAAAACAGTACTTTGGCTTAACTGATGATAGTACAGGATTTAATGGTGGTACTTCATTATCTATTATTTCAAGTAGATATGGTAAAACAATTAAAAGAATACAAAATGTTTTATGTCAAGCACTCACAGATATTATTAATTTATATCTATTAGATAGAGGATTAACTTCTTACATTAATAAATTTACAATTAGAATGCAAACACCTATAACTCAAGAAGAAGTAAATAGAAGAACAAATAACGACAATAGAATTAGATATATTGGTGATATAATGGATAAATTAAGCGATATTCCAGATGCGTCAGCAAAATTAGAAATATTAAAATTATTATTAGCTTCTGTTGTAAATAATCCAGAAGTTATTTCTATAATTCAAAAACAAATTGATAAGCTAGAAGCTGAAACACCAGATTCTACTTCAGAACCTGAACTACCTAAAAAAGGTGAAGGCGAAGAACCAATTCCAAGTTTAGAATTAGAAGGTGAAGAAGAAACGCCTGAAGAAGAAACACCTGAAGAAGAAGTTCCATTAAGTAAAACAGAAGAACCAACTGGAGAAGAAAGCTATATTCCAAGCCCAGCTGAATTGAATATAGATATGACACAAACTGAAAAACAATAAATAAAAGGAAAAGGAAAAAAGCAATGCTAAACAAAAATGATTTATTACTGTTGTTAACAACAATTCAAAAAGAAGGTAAGGATGTAAAATCCCAAATAAGCAAACTTCTAACATCTCCCGAATTACCTGCTGAGGTTATAAAATTTGTAAATGATAATAGACCTCTTGAAATAACTCAATTTTATGAACAATTAAGAAAAAGTTATAATAATAAAAGATCCTCACTATACATTAACTTAGTTAAGGAACCAGATAAACCTTTTGATGTATTAACTACATTATCAAGTTTAAATTTACAACTACTTTTATTTGCAAAACACTTAGATGAAAAGAGCGTTACAATGTTCTTTTCTCATTCAAGAGCAGAAGAAATATCTCGTGTTTTAAATAACTACTATAAAACGTATGATTTAAAACCTATTTATACTATTCTAAAACTTATTAGAAGTGATATTAAAGCATTTGAATATATAAAATAATGGAAAAAGTTATAGGCATAATTTCATATCTACCTGATGACGAGAAAGTAAGAAAAGCAAGGAAAGAGCTTCTTTCTAAACTAATAAATAAATGTGATTATTTATTTGATATTCCTATTTTTATAATTGCTCAAAACTGGAGAAAAGCTGATGAGAATGATATTTGTTCCATTAATTGCTTATTATACAAATATAATAAACCTTTAGGTATAGTTGGCGCTAGAAATGAATTAAGAAATAAATTTTTAAATTCCAGTTATGACTATTTAATTATGTTAGATGATGATTCAATTATATCAGGAGAAGATGGCTCAAAATATTTAAAACAAATAGATGAAAATCCAAATTGTTTTATTGAATTTAATAAGACAAGACTTAAATTGTTCGCTATATCAAGGGAAATATTTCAAAAAGAAATTTTTGATAATATAAATCCAGAAGATGAAGGTGGATTTGAAGATAGAATATTTGTTAATAAATTAAGAGTTAAATACCCTGAAAGTAGAAAATTTTTTAATGAGACTGGAATATCAGAAAAT